CCATCTTCGTCATAGGTCAGATCGGCTAGTTTAGATCCGAGGTCAAACTTCTTAGTCTTTGGCTTTGTTTTGATAGAGGCTTCAGTGAATGTACCAGTTTCTATTTCCTCAATAACTTTATCTAGCTCTGCATCAGATACGTTTTCTGGTTTGAACCCTTCCCAAACACTCCTTAGAGCATTTCTTTTAGAGGACTCTGAACCACCAGCGGCGGCTAGTCGATCACTAGCATACCACGCAAACAAAGAGTCCTGTGTCTTTTGATCAAAGACGGTCTCATCATTAATACCTAGGGCAGTAAAACCTCCCCGTTGTTTAATATCGTTAAGAGTAGATCCTACAAATTGATATTTACCCATTGGGGTACTAGCACTTCCGCTTGCCGCCGCCTTAGTTCCCGCTGGCATATTCTGCTTACTCCAATTGAAGTATTTAGAACCCGGTGCTGAGAAGTCTAAAACCTCTCCCATATTCATTTCCGTGAGGTTAAAATCAGCGAACTCTGAATTCTGAGACTGATTTAATAGAGCGTCATATCCACCACTACCACTTTCAAAGTTGCCCATAAGTGATGCAACAACTGTAGAAGGTTTCATGGCAGATGAGCCTACTATCTCTAGCCTTTCATCAGCTACTAAATTCTCTAGTCGCTCGGTAGCTTGACCTACGTTACCATCATATGAAGCTATTGTGCTATACGCATAAGTAATAGCAGCTGAGCTAGTAGGGTTCTCTGGAAACATCTCTGCAGCCAAACGTACAGCTGACTTTTTCCAAGAGGCTTCTTCAAGCTCTTTTTCTTTAGCTTTTGCAATAGAGGTTTTTTGTAGCTGTAACTTAGCAGCTTGTTCTTTAGCTTTCATAGGAACGTATACGTCTGCAAATCCCTTAAAAGCACTAGCTAAAGCACCCTCACCCTCTTGCTTATAAGCCCCAGATGCTAAATTACTTCTTACACGACTACGCCAACTCATCGGTGATCTCCTCTTCATCCATACCTAGCATTGATTGCTGCTCTTGATCTGGGGCGGCTTCCACATCCTCACCCGATGGGCTTGTCATTAAGCCCTCCTCGGGATTGGGGGGCGCTACAGTAGGCTCATCTAAAGGTATATCTTCCGGATCTTCTTCAGCATCTAATAGAAGTGAAAGCTGACTAGGGGTGTATATTAATTCATCGTTAGCTTCTGCGCCCATTTCGTATGTAAGATCATGAGCCTTTGCAAAAATCTCAATGCCTCGAGCAACAGGCCCAGCAATTAATATTGCCATATCAATGTGTATCGAACCTTTAGCAATAGCTTGCTGAAGCATGGCACTGGTAATTGTTGCTACGGACATATTTATATCAAGCAATGAATATACCAAAGATGCACCCGAAGGTGTTTCTAGTCTATTTAATGTATTGGAAACGGCCTCATCATAATTGCTAATATCAGAAGGCCTATGCCACGGATAATTTCTAGTATCTGAGGTATAATTTGCACCGGGGATAGGGGCTCTAGGTGTCTGCATCTTCATCCTCCTGCTCTTGGGAAGAAAGATTTAAATTCCCTTCCATTTTATCAAAATAATCAGGAGTGAAAACTACGTCCTCACCTGTCTCATTAAGCATATTCTCAGGCATTTTACCGTCAAGAAAAGCTGTAATACTGCGCTTTACTGCGTTTCCAAATTTCATTGAATTTTCCCATAATTAACCATTAGATAACCATGATCCCCTGTGACCACAGCATCTGGATGGGTTTTCTGTATTTCTTGAGCAATAACTCCCATAGAGCTCTTATCAGGAGCACCAAGACGTTGGGCTTCCTCATTCCACTTCCATGTGTACATTCGAACACCGGAAGGCAGTGTGCTAAAGTGTTTAATATCCGTCTTCAGCCGTCTATCTGATGTTATGATAGCTGCCCCAATTGAGCCAATAGCAGACCACATTCCAGAACTACCGCTAGATCCTTTAGATTGTGCTGCCATTTCCGCAGCTATAATCTGAGCTTCTCTAGAAAGTTCATTCTCTGCAGATTTCCAAATATTATCAAATACACTGTCTAAACGATCCCAGATTTGATTCATCCCCTCTTGGGATATATTTAACATATTCTTTACATCTGTACTTGCAGCTTCAAATTGTATTCTGGTATTTTCAGTTTCAACTGTTTGTCGCCACTTAGCATTCGCTATATCAATATTGTATTGCATGTTGGCATAAAATTGCTGTCTCTGGTTTTCCATTTCTGAGTTAAACTGCATTGCTGTATTCTTAGCACCGGCATTAAATTGAGCCATTGAGTTCATTTGAGTAGAATTAAACTGACCTACATTAACGGATAGTTGATCATAGAATTTCTCAAAATCATTACTAGTTTCAGCGGTAAATAAACGCTGAGAATTAATAGCTGCTTGATCTGTGAATAAAGCCTGTACCATAGACTGAGTATTAATAACCTCAGCCTGTTGGCGGTTATTCATATTTGTAAGATCCATCTGTAAGAACGCTTTAGAATTATTCACTAGGGCAGCTTGTCGAGCGTCTAGGTTAGCAACCTCAAACTGAGCTAATACGTTAGCTTTATTGACGATAGACTGTTGCCTGTTATCTAGGTTCTTTAAGCTTATTGTCTGAAAGAATGCAGCATCTTTTTCAGCCACACCAAGAGTAGCTTGCATTAGAGCATTACTCATCACCTCTACGCCAGCAGATCCTGTAATACCTTTAAAGGCCATCGATCTACCCGCTTCCCTAGCCAGCCCTTGAGCCCACTCAGGTATCTTAGGTTTACCGCTTGAACCTTTAAATTCATCACTAATGATTTTCATCTGCCCTAAGACAGTGGCTTTAGCATCCGTGTAATTACCTTCACCTAGTTTTTGAGCTAGGAGCTTACCTGATACGGTACTGGTATCGATAATATTTGAAATGTCTTGGGACGCAAAGTCATTAAGAGCTTCGCCTAAAACTCCTTCACCTCTACCAATAGCATTAGTATCAATCTGCACCTCATCAGGATTTACCAACATATTGTCAGTAACCTCTCCTGTAACAGCATCTACTGTAGTACTCTCACCACCCATTAGATTTGTTACTGTAGAAGCATCATACAGAGATACCGTTCCTTTACCTGTATCCTTAACAGTTTCCGTAGTATTCACTATCTTAGGATCATAATAAGGAGTATCCCCTAACTCATAGTTAGGATTGGTTGGATCTAAATTGGTACCGGCAGTATCTGGATTATTTAAAGACACTAGATCGGCTAATGTCATTCCTTTACTACTTAAATATGCCGAAGGATTATCAATCATTGCTTGAATTTCTTCACTAGAAGAAACAACACCAGCATCCTTGGCCATATTAATAATATCTGCTGATGTAAGAGCCTCTAAGTCAGGGGCAGCAGGGGCCACCGGAACCTGCATGATACCAGAACTTCCACCACCGCCACTACTACTAGCTACAACAGGCTTGGGATCCGTACTATGATTATTGTACTTATCATCCACCTCTACAGACCCGCGAGAGTTAGACCAGCCGCCTCCCCAGCCATCGTCCTCTACACCATTCACATAGTTTGTTCCACTAAATGTATTAGATAAAGATTGGCTAAAGGTATTCCCGCCTCCCAGTGTGTCTGACCATAGTCCCATTACAATTTTTCCTTTTCTTCTTCGCAGAGGCGTACTTTATCCCGAAGCTTTGCATAATCCGATATTACCATTGGTATGGCTGAGTACCCTTCATCCAAGGTGTCTAGCTCTTGGGCCAGATCCTCATTCATTTCTTGATCGTATGATTGTAAGGGTGGGCAATAGACCTCAAGTTGAGTTCTATAAACCGTTTCCGCGCAACCGCTTAATAAGCCCGCGCTTAGAATTAGTGGAATTATCTTCTTCATGCTCTGCCATATTTTTGTAAAATTTTGAGGCCTTTTTAGTCGCCTGTAGTTCGTCCGCTAAGACCTTAGTCTTCTCGATTTTTTTGCCATCCTTACGCCCTAGAACATAAAGGATAGGTAATAAGACTGCTAATCCAGCGATGAGGTAGGTTTTAAATTTACCAACTATACTAAACATTAGTTTCGATTATCTTTCCGAGGTTTTCTAGCAAGATACTTCAGTTCATTTTCAATTATTGCTATGCGCTGTTTGATGTTATTGATTTCAGATATAGCTTTTGTCATTGCAGACATATCAGTCCAAACATCATCTAAGTCTTCTTGCACACGACTAAGTTCGTTTTGGTTCTCTTTAACATCACGTTTTGTATTTATAGCGTCTTCCAGCGCCATTCGTGAACCAAGAGTACTTACAGTTTCTTCTAATCCAGAAATAGTAGAGGCCTGTTGTGATACCCACCAGATCCCTCCGGCAAGCTGGATAAACATTGCAAATATTAACGCTAGGGGTATTTTCTTTTCCATGTACTTTTACTTTCTTTTCCCTAATGGATGCCGTTTTTGTGATCTTTAAATCTAGCGTATGCGGCTAGACTTATGCCCCCGATTGCACATAACAAAAATATAGTTTTCATACTTTCGGACTACGGCACTAAAGCTTCTATCTGAGGGGTAATTTCCCCTAGAGCAGTAGCTGCACCCGCAACACCAGCACCAGCCATTGTTTTAGATTTTGTTAAAGGTTTAGTTGCTGATGCGGCGGTTACTTTTTGCGGCATCTCTGGGCCACCTTCGTCACTAGGAAGTCTTGCATCCCTACTGAAGATAGCGGCTTCAGCTGCCCTACGACGAGTAAGGCCACGAAGAGGCTTAAGCTTACCCTCAACCCTCGCTTTATTCCATCGCAGGAGCTGTTCTGGTACTTCATCATACAGACCTTTGTTTAATTTCTTTAACAAGGTGCTATTTTTGAAGGATCCCGCGCCAAGGTTGAATACGAAGCTTACTAAAGCATCAAACTGCCCTTGAGTTAGGGGTACTTCGACATATCGAAAGATCGCTTTCTGATGTTCTTTAATATCCTCTATCAGTAGATCCTCAGCTTCCTTTACTGTGATCTTCATTCCAGATCGAACACCTTTGCATGAACCGTATCCTATAGTCCATTTTCCAGCAGGGCATCGGTAGCTGTGTACTAGCCCATCTTCTTTTACTTTATGTAGGCCTTCAAACTTCTTGATAAGCCCGATACAGTCTTTTGATACGTTTTGTGGATGCATGTTATTACCTTGGTTATTACCTTGTTGTTGCGTATGGTGTCATGAACCCGCTCGTTACGGCCCCTCCAGACCCCGCTTGCATAGCTGGAGTAAGGTTGCCCATCCCAGCATTTGCCCCTGCTATATTCCTTAAATCATTTAGATTTTTTAAGGTTTTACTTATATCAATATATTTATCCCCTAGAGAACGTCCTTGCATATCAAAAGCTCTGAGTAACAAGTTGCCTTGGTTATCTATAGCCCTAGAAATCGTAACGCCATTATCCCCTACACTATTTGTAATAAGGTTACCTTGATCATCAAATGCATCAGATAATTGTTTAAATTCTTGCCGATTTCCCATATCTATATCTGATTGGGCTGATGCAACTCTAGCTAGGTCACGAATGGTTGTGTCCATTTTAAGAGTTTGAGTGTCAAACCCGTTTGTTATTACCGTACCCTGATCTTTAATTATTTCATTAGTTGCCATATTATCTGTCATAAGGCCTTGTTGCCCCGCAACTAGCGACCCAAACATCTGCTCCTGCATTGAGGCAGCTTGACCTAAAGTTTGTTGGATATTAGTTTCTGTACTATCAATTTGATTTCCCTGAGAATCAAACTTAGACGTTATTAAAGTACCCTGTTCTGAAATTTGATTAGTTACGGAGTTGCCTAGCTCATCGGTAGTTTGACCTATGAGGTTGCCTTGATCATCAAATGCGGAGGCTACAACACTAAAGCTTTTAGCTACATCTTCGTCTAATGTAACAACTTGCGATCCTAGTGCCAACAGCGATTTAGCGTTTGCGTCTAGGGTGTTTGTATTTGCATCAAATCCACTAGAGAGAACTGAGGAGATGTCTATACCTTGAGTTGAAAGCTGATACGAAAGTCTATTATATTGGTTTGTAATAGTATCATCTATATTATCTGCTCCTGCAGAGAATTCAGCTCCCAAATCCACCATCCCAGAACCAATTCCAGACATAAGACCTTGATTGCCTTCGGTAACGGTGTCACCAAGATTAGAAAATTGCGTGTTGATGTTGTCAGTTAGAACACCCTGCCCGCTTGCCATAGACGTACCTAATTCTGTAAACAACTGGTTCATGTTGATTGCAGTCGAGGATACTTCGTTACCATTAGCATCTATCTTGCGTGTCAGTAGATTACCCTGATCATCCAAAGATCGAAGGACAGTATTACCCATGTCGTCTGTACTATTGGTGATCAACGACCCTTGTTCATCAAAGGCCGTAGCAACATCTGCAGCTTGCGTTTTAAGCTGCTCAGACAGGCCCGATTCCGTTGCCGCTAGTGAAGACATATATTCAATATTCTGCGCTGACATAGACATACTTGCCGCATCAAATCCAGAA